CCCTCCTTTGCCTTGACAACAACCGTCACACTTGCCGCCTAATACCCCAGCGCAGTGACCGAAATTAAAAGAGTTGTTCGATCACTGTCGCAAAACCATAATGCTTGGAAAGAATTCATGCTGTGGCTCTCTGAGAGAGACGAATCAAACCATGAAATGATGAGACAAGCAAAAGGCGAGGACATAATCCGATTACAAGGTCGTGCCTTAGAGTCTGATGACATTATTCGACGGCTTGAGCAAGCGTTCAAGTCGTAGTAGCGGCGTTAAACCCGCACAACGAATCGCAATTCCAGAGATGGGTTGCGATTTTTTTACATCTGGAATACCGAAGCAAACAAGCGAATTTGACAGCAAACACCCTTAGCTAGGGCTTGCTAGATAACTCACGCATTGAATCGCTGCGACTCCAAACGAGAGGTTGAAATGAGTGATTTTTCACTTGAAAATTTAGAGAAGCAAGTTCAGCAGGCTGCTATTGATAGCAATACCTCAGAGAGCGAGCAACTTAGTACGGATGGCGAAGAGCTAAACCACGACGATATCGTGAACGTTCCAGAGCCAATAGAGGAAGTAACCCACAGCGAAAAGGTTTTAGCAGGCAAGTACAAGGCAGAAATGCCAAAGACTCAGGCTGAGCTAAAGCGTTTAAGGGAAGAGTTGACGGCGCTAAAAAACAATAGCAATTTGGTCCAGGAAAGACTAATTGCTACTGAATTGGCGCGTAAAGATGCAGAACTTGCGGAACTCAGAAAGCAGTTGACGCTATCAGCACCGGTAGTAGAAGATGAAATCTTGCGGGATGAGGACATTGAAATTCTCGGTGATGCAGCAACGCCATTAAAAACGGCAATCACGAAACTGATGAGCGAAACCAAGCAAACGAAAGATGAGCTTGCACAGATTAAGGCGCAGCACGAAGCGGAATTAAAGAATCTGCAACTTCGCGGCCAGACAAATGAGCAACAAAGTTTTCATTCTGCACTTCGTACACGAATCCCCAATGTTGATGAAATTTGCGATTCGCCTGAATGGGCTGAATTTGTAAATGAGGATGTTCCTTTTACGGACATGACCATAAACCAGGCTTTGATTGATGCGGATAGCAAGCGGAACATCTCGCGTGCAGAGACGATTTTCAAATCGTTCGCTGAAAAATATCCAAACTTCAAGCAGACTGGTTCGTCACCTACTACTCAAAAAAAATTCGCTGATATTGCAGTGCCTGGACGAGTATCGGCGTCAGCATCGCAGTCGGGTGAGATATTCCCCCGTAATTTCATGGCTACGGTCATGAAGAATTTTACAGACGGACGAATCGACTTCAACCAAGTGAGCAAAGAAAAAGCACGTTTTGATGCGGCGCTTTCAGACGGTAGAGTTAAGTAACTCCCCTGATAGTGCTGCCTTTCACGAAAGGTAAAAATCATGGCTATTACAGCAGCAGCAGGTTATCCTCAATACAGTCAATCTTTAATCGATCCACTGTTTTACCCAACGCTTTTGCAGCGTTCGTATGCAGAAACGATTTTGAAAGACATTACATCCACCTCTTACACTGGGCAGCTTAAAAACTTTGGTGATCAGATTACGTTCAAACGTGAACCGATCATGAATGTTCATCGCTACCAGAAAAACATTAAACTTTTGACGGACACGCCAGAAGTTGAAACTACCACATTGGTAGTGGACGAGGGCTTCTACTGGAATTACAAAATGGATGATGTCGATCTGTTTGAAATCCAGTCAGTTAATGCGTTCAAGCAATCGCTTACCAATTCTGGTATGCGTACCGTTGCCTATAACGTTGAAAAATCAGTTCTTGCCAAGCTCGTAGTTGATGCCGCAGCCTACAACAAAGGCAGCAATGCCGGCGCTGTGAGTCGCAATATCAATCTAGGAGCTGTTGGCGTTCCTTTGGCTGTAACTGGCGCTAACTTCATCGAAGTTCTAGCTCGTGCAGAAATGGTATTACGTGAGTCTAATATCTGGGAAGATGGCAAGATGTTCGTCACTTTGCCTCCGGCTGCTGGTTCTGCTTTGATGACTAGCCCTCTGGCTCAATTCATCATGACTGGGGAAAAAGTATCTGGATTGCAAGGAGGAACTGAGCAAATTTACAAGTATTCCCCTGGTGGGTTTAACTTGACTCGCTCCAGCTTCTGCCCTTCAGTGTATGACCAGACAGCAAACGCGCAATGTCATTACCTGATTTTTGGAAAGGTCATTGCAACCGGTTTTGTTCAGCAAATCAGCAAGACGGACATCATCAAATCTGAACGTTTCTTCGGCGAATACTATCGCGGACTGCAAATTTTTGGATCGAAAGTTCTGTTCCCTGAGCAGCTTGCAATCGCTTATGTCCGCTTTAGCTAATAGGAGTAATCAAATGGCACAATTTCACCACCTTTATCAGGGCGGTTTACGCACGCCTACGCCTGAGCTTTACCCGCAAAATCTGGGTAATGGTCAAGTCGCACCTTGCGCACCTGCCTGTTTTACTTGCGTAGATTCTACGCTTCCCCCTAACCTTAACGGCGAAGACATTGGTGCATCGGCTCACAAAGTCGATGTGGCTTTTGGCATTAGCCGCACGCTGGATTTTTATCCATCCATCGTTGACGCTTCGTTTATTCAGGTTCCCGGTTCTTGCTGCATCGAGCCTAACCAGAATAACGGGAGGATGCAAGTAGGTTTTCAACAATACCTGCGCTGCCACAACATTGCACAAGGCGACACCATTGGGATGAGCATTATCCCTGCGCGTACCTTACTACATGGTGTGGGTTGGTGGGTTGAAAACTCTGAGTCTGGCGTTATGTTTGACGTGTATGAAGTTCGATCTGGCTACAAGCTGGGTTCCATTGACGCATCGTCAACCGGTAGCGGATGGTTCTCTGTTGCTGGCATCAATGCCGTCACAAGTGAAACCCCAGACGTACCACAAGCTGAGGCATGGTTTTCACACAATGGATTGATTGCCTTGGTTCCAACCACTTGGCCTTCCACTTGCATAGCAAACCTTCGTATCACTATCAGCCCTGTGATTTTTGACCCGTTCACCGGAAACTAATCACTCCTCTGGTCTATGACCAGTTCAGCCCCCTCCTAACCGAGGGGGCTTTTTTTTGGAAAAAATAAATGACATCTACTCTTGACGTTCACCAAGGTGGCGGTAAAAGTGAAGTGCGCAATCCTGTTTTCCGCGATTCAGACGGCAACATTTATGGGCGATATGAAGAGTGGGAAACCATGCCCGGCTTAGAACCCGGCTATATGGTTAATGGTGTATTTGAAGCTGCTGGAAATATCATCACCAAACACGGCAGCATCATCCTAAAACCTTTACTGGATAACTCAGACGCAGTTGTTGAAGGTGTGCGTGGTGGTTTTGAGGATGAATATAACCCTGCAAGCACCGTAACCAAGCGCCGAGTGCAATCACGCTTAGCGGATGCTGGTTAATGTCAGCCGTTGGTGGGATTATTTACGAGCTGGCGCGGCTGTTCAATGACGCTGAGCCAGGCTTTGAATATATCCGCATCGAGCAGCAAGATTGGCTAGAGTATTTCAATGATGCCCAGCGTCAGATTTATGCAGACCGACCAGAATTATTTTCTGAAAACGAGACGATAAATCTTGTGCCTGGCTCACACCAAAATTTACCCGATGGATGTGCGCTGCAAAAGGTAACCAGCTCTACCGGCAAAGATCAGCGCACTCGAAAAATATCGGATGTGATGCTGCAAGCGTTTTCTGGGGTGAATTGCAAGCCTTCCTGTTTGTGCGATCCAGCGGATTACACTGTTAGCGGGTTTTCGTATAACCCAGAAGACCCCACGCACTTCTTTGTTGATCCGCCAGTGCCTAATGATGGCGTTGTACATCAAGCTGATATTACCTGTCTGCAAGCGCCTCCTGAAGTCACGGCCACTGGCACCAAGCCAAACCTAACGTATTCCCCTGATGTGATTAAAGTGCCAACCAAACTGCATAACGCAGTTGTGGAATGGATGCTGTATCGCGCTTTCTCGGTGGATATGGAGTCTGCACAGTCTTACGAGCGTATGCAATTCCACCTGAAACATTTCTACGAGATTTTAGGTGTAGAGCAGAAAGCAGAAGCGGTGATGGCGCAATTCCAAGATGGAAGGAGTGCGTTAAATGGGGTGTGATGTTGGCAATAACTACTCTGGTTTTGATGATCTGCTGCCAGAGGTGTACGCGTCTTGTCCGGGCATCCCTGAAGCGTCTGCGCAAGTCTATTTAAGGCAAGCGATTATTCGTTTTTGCGAGCGTACCCACTGGCTACAGCGTGAAGCAACGATTGGTTTGCAGTGTGGTGTTAAGGATTACCCGCTTCCATCGGTATCATGTGAGCGAATTATTGAGGTGAGCGATGTGCTTCACCACCAGATTCCGCTTCGCCCATTCCGTCAAAAAGAATTCCCTAATCATTACTGGAATCACCACGGATATACGGTTGAGGCCATGGAAACCCCAGACGTTTCTATTGTGTTGGGATGTGAGCCTGATTGCGATGACCCATGCGGTCTATTGGTGAAGTGGTACGCAGCGCCAAGGCGTGACGCCTGCACATTCGATTCGCGGCTGATTGAAGAGTTTGGCGAGGCATTAGTTTATGGGGCAATTGCACGGGTGTATTTGCTCCCCGGAGAGAAGTTTTCAAACCCAAAAATAGCAAACGAGTACCAAGTTTTATTCGAGCAAGCCATGAATCGCGCCAAGATTCGGCGGTTCAAATGTCAATCTACAGGAACTATGATTTTTAAGAGCGAGAGGTTTTTATGAGCAATGTACGAAGCGGTTATTTATTCGATGGCACCAACAAGCACGCGGTTAAAGGCTACGGCTTTGTCATGCTTGAGGAGCCTGTTGTTATCACGGCCATGGGATTGACTTCAGATGTAGCGTTGCAATACATGCTGCCATTTGAAGACTGCGCAACCTGCCAGCAAAATCCAGATTGGACGCCTGTTTTCATCAACGGCGTACAGGTAAAGCTATCAGCTACTAATACCCAAGCTGTTGTTGGAATCCCTGGAACATATCGCCTTGACCCTGCCGGGTTGGCTGCGGCTGGTGCTGCAATGATTTACTACACTGAAGATGAAAACGTTCCAGATTGGGCGGCTCAGAATCAAATTGAAACAGCGTCGGTAGAGGATACCGTAGCATCTGCCACGACTACCGCAGCGGCGACTATTTCTGCTGCTACTACAGCAGCAGCAGCTACCGAAGCGGCAGCAGTGACAGCGGGT